TGTATCTTTTGGATTCTCGTCTGTATATAATCTACGACCAGAACCTTTAGGCTTTTTTCCTGTTCCTACTTTTGGGTCTTTTCTTTTTTTCATTTTTTCTCACATAGTTTTCAATTATTTTAGCTTGGCCTCTATGAAGTTTAGAAGCCTTTCGTAATTGACTTGGTAGTTTTCTTAATTGTTTTACCATGTTATATTCTTCCTTTTGTTTTTTTAAAATGTATAATGTTTGATTATCCATGACACCTCCTAATTAAAGTTAGTGCGTTTCTTCAGTTAATACTTACTTCCAACTCATAGAGTCAAACGAATTATATTTTATTTTTTATCCATCTGTATGCTGCATAAACACATAAACCAAGTATGATATAAATTATTCCATCAAACCAAGATATATTATGTACTGTATTAATTAACTCAGATGTTATCTTCATGATTTTTTCTTCTTTTTAAATGTTCTTACATTTGTTGGTTTACCACCTACACCTTGTGCCTTTGCTCTTTTTCTTTTAACAGCACTGGTTATTTGTGACTTAGTCATTTTTCTAGCTGTTGCTCTTGGTACACATTTAGGATATTTTCTTTTACTACCTTTAGTAGTTGCTCTACCACAAGATTGAAACTTACCTTTCTTTTTAGGTGCACCAATATCTACCCAGTCACCTTTAGGTCCTTTGCCAAACCATGCTGTAAGTCCACCTTTAGGTTTAGCCATTATGCACTCCTATATCCACCACCACGTTTCTTATAGGTACGAACTAACCAAGCATTAGCATATGCACTTGGGTAAACATCAAACTTTCTTTTAGCTTCTGCCTTTACTCTACTATATAGAGCAGGATTAGTAGGTTTAGAACCACTTTTTTTAGTTTTCTTTTTAGCAGCCATTATTTAACTCTTCCGCCTTTAGCTCTGTACTTAGATGTTTTACCACCACCCATACGACTAACTACTCCACCTTTAGCTTTATACTTAGATGTTTTACCTCCGGCCATACGTTTTACCATACCACCTTTAGCTTTGTACTTAGAGGTCTTTTTAAAACCTATCATACCTCCACCCATTTTACTTACTGTGCCGCCTTTGGCTCTGTACTTAGATGTTTTACCACCACCCATACGTTTTACTACACCGCCTTTAGCTCTGTATTTACTTGTTTTTCCTGCCACGTTTTTTCTCCTGTTTATATAAGTTATCAAAAGTTGTGTGAGCATCTGTGTAACTATCATGTATTTCTGCTGAATGAATATACTGACTTGGTATAAAATCCGGTGGACCTTCACCTGTCACCCATAAAGCAGGATTAGTTACTCTAACTCTGTTATTAGGTAGTGCCACGATATTACCTGTCCATTTGTCTGCATCTATTAACTGCAGTACGTGACTTTGTTTGTGTTGAGCTGGGTCATCACTTATATAACTATCAGTATAATCAACAGTAAACATATAACGACCTTTGTAAAACTCACCATCTATTTTACAGTACCAAGGACTAGAACTTATTCTATCCATCACTATTATAGAATGACCTCTAGAGGAACAGTCCCAAGGTTGTGCTAAATGAGTGTCCATTCTTTCTGGCATCTCTTCTAGTGGTTCATCTGCCACTAAACTTGTGATTGGCATTCGTGCCCACATTGCACCACCGGTTACATTTTCTTCTTCATTAACTCCAGTAAAAACTACCTGGAAACTTAAACATCTGTCTGGTAAAGTATTGACCGCAATCGCTAGTCCATGTAAATACTCACCATGATACATTTCGTGATTGTGTGTAAACTCTTTTCGCACCCAACATTTGAAATGTGGTATATTACTTATTAAATATGAAATTTAGCATCTCCATCTTTTTCTCGCTTGTCTTAATCGTGAATTAGGGTCTTTGGCTGCCTTTGGGAACTTCTTCATTTGTCCTGCTGACCTTGCACAAAAACTTTTTCTTCTTGCTGCTCTTTTACCTTTTGGATTCTTTTCAGTAACTGCAGTCTGAAGTTTGCTTCCTGGATTTTGCCTCCTATATTTAGCGACACCTTTTGCTGTAAGACCTGCTCCTTGTTTAGTTGGTCTCTTGTCGCCACTCTTAATGGACATGCCTTTCATGCCTTTGCCTTTTTTCTTAGGCTTTTCTTTTCTATTTATAGCCACTTACTTTTCTATATCGAAAGGTTCACCTTGTGGGTATTTAACATCTGATACAGCTTCGATTGGTCCTTTAGTTTGTGGCCCACTTCTTGCTTTACCATAACCTTGTCCAGTTGGTCTACCTACAATATCATTTAAATTATATTTCTTGATGGTTCTACCTTGACCACCTTCTATAATTGTTTTACCTATAAACTGTCCCATTATTTATCTCCTTTATAAAAACTTGCAACAAGAGAGTCACCCATGTTATTTGTTTTAACGACTCCACCAAATTTAGCTTTTCTTACTTTAGTATTTGTTTTTCTTTTTGTTTCTTGTAAAAATCTTTTCTTTGCAGCTTTAATAGCTTCTTCTTTAGATAAGCCTTCTTCTCTAAACTGTTCTACTAAATCTTCTAATGACTGTGGCATTATTTATCCTTATCATAAAAAGACTGTATAAATTTATTACCATTAGAAATATTTTTAGTGCTACCACCATATAGTTGATATGCCATACCTCCACCTTTTCTTTTTCTTATTGGTTTTCTAAAAGCATCTAAAGGTTTTCTAGTTAGACCTTTATATTTTCTTTTACCTATTGCACCACCTTTTGTACCTGGCTTAGGTTTCATACCTTCTTTACTTCTTTCTTCTTTTGAAAGTATAGGGTCTTTTCCAGTTCCACTTTGTGCTTTAATAACACCACCTTTTTGTTTTTTAGCAACTACAAACTTATCACCTTTTTTTTCTAATACTCCTCGCTTAACTAAAACATCTTTCATGGTTGTTTTATTATCTCCAGTTACATCTGGAAAAGAACCACCTGTTTTTCTTTTTTTCATTTTCATTTTATTGCCTCTTGTTACTTGTAGTTTTATATTACTTCTATTAATACTCATTAGTCTGCATTCTTAACTATTGGTGTTGGGCCACCTAATTGATTAGATGGTGTTTCCATATCATCTCTTCTAGTTCTTCTAGCTTGATTACGTAAACCATTAATAGAACCTTGATACTTTTGTTCCATAACAGGAACTAAAGAATAGTTCTTCATAAATATCATGGACTCTACCATGCATGCATCAAACAAAGCATTATAGCAAAACTCGCTAAAATAGTTTGATGTTGTGGCACTTGTACCTGTAGCACTAGCTAATGCTAAAGGTCTTTTTGTAACTTGTATCTCACCACTAAGTGCTGAAGATGGTGTAGGTACAACATAAATCTCTGTGTTATTTTTCCTTGCATAGTATCTTGGTGTTCCTGTAGATGCACTTGCATGTGGAAAATAATCTATTGCATATTCATATGGTCTCTGTAATAGTGTTGTAATATTAGAAGAGACACTTGTTTTGTAATTTACATTACGAACAACTAATGTTCCATCAGGAACAGAAACTATTGGGTTACCTGCTGTGAAAGTAAATGTAGAATAATTATCTAAACCAGAATCATCTAGTTCTTTCATTAATCTACTTTCTGCTCTTTCTACAATATTAGGTATCTGACTTTCATATTCAGAAGAATCATTTTCAGTAGTATTAATTAAATCTGTTTTTAAAAATGAAAATGAAGGCATGTGTTATCCTACTATTAAAGTTACACCACCATTAGCACCAGGAGATGATACACTTACTGTACCTCTACACCTAATACCTAACTCTCCTATATAAATATCTGCTTGACCACTTGCAGGAACTTGAAACTTAATTTTACTACCTTTAGAGTCTTCAATATCAAATGTACCATTAACAGTAGAGAAAGCATGTATCGCTAAAATACGAGTATCACCTTCTGTAGTTACTGCTACACCAGTACCTTGTATAAATTTTGATGTAATGTTTGTTGTCATATTATTTCCTTGATATTAGTATAGGAAGGCAGAGTAACTCATACCTTCCCATAATTTACTATTAGACTCCTGGGTTTCCGAAGTACCCTCTCCAGTCAGACACACCAAAAGAATATCTTTCTCTTGCTTTAAATCTGATGTTTCCGGTATCGAAATCAGGTTCCATTTTTGTTTGTAAAGGTGTTCTAACGAACATCTTGTTACCATTAGGAACGTCAGTTTTTACAAAATACGCATCTGGGTCATTGAATCTTCTATTTACGAAGAAACCATTAGGCACTAAGCCCATGTTTCGTAAACTGTTGAGGTCATTGTCTGCACTTCCAGTTGTACCTGGGGTGTTTAAAATAACATCAGCAACAAAGATTAAATCGTTAGGCACGTGCAATGATACTGTTCCTGCTCCAATCAAAATACCTCTATCATCTTTAAGTTGTTGTACTTGTATTAAAGTTGTTTCGAGTGTAGTTTGAGATAAGTCAGCATTTGTACCATTGTTTGCTTTATTACTTTGAGTTCCGCCAACGATTGTTGGGTGTGCTGTACTAATAAATGATTGTCCATCACCTATAGCAGAAGCACCAGCAGTAAAAGCATTATTGAAAACTGCAGCAGCTTTCTGTTGCTTTGTATTTGCCATTGCTCTAGCTAACCCTCTTGCTCTTAACTTTGAAAAAGTGTCATAGAGGTTATCCTCCATAGCTTCTTCAGTAATAGCAAAAGCTAATGCGATAGTTTCATTGTTATATCTTGCGACATAACTTTCACTTGCATTATCAAAAGTTACAGCAGCACCTTCTAATTTAGTTGGTGCGGTACCAAATCCTGTAAAGAGGACTTCCTCTTCAAAAGACCTGTCTGAGTTCTCTATATCATATAGAGGCTCATGTTCGTTATTAACTTCTCCGTACTCCATTCCAAAGACTGCATTCAATCCAGGAAGGAGCTCTTTACTAATAGCAGCTCTATTTATAGCCATTTTATATTATCCTTTCCTAGTTATTATACAGATGTTGAAACTTGAGCTTTCACAAAATTACTTCTGTGTCCACTTAAATAAACTTCAACGATTGGGAATTGGTCAGTGTCAGTTACGTTTCCATTAACGGAATCGCCATCAATGTCTTTTCTGCCAACAACTCTTGCATGTGCACCTATTTCAACAGCAACTCCAACTGGAGCTCCTACTAATCTATAGTTTGATTGACCAGTAATTCTGCTACCAGCATCAGCGGCTGACACAGTTGCAGTATAACTGTTTACAATACCAATCTCACCATCAGATAAGGTAGAATCTGCTTGAACAAAATAAGTTTGTGCAGGGTCTGTAATGACATGAAGTTTAACATCAGTAACACATGTTCCACCAGGGAAAAATCTAGAAAATTTTGGTTCTCCATTTTCTACATATTGGCATCCCTGAAAAACACCAGAAGGCTTCAATGATGTTGAAGCTAAAGGTGTAATAGTTCCAGCAGTATCAATAACAATCAAATCTCCAGCATATATATCATTTGGAAGAAGTGATACGATACCAATAGCTGAATTTGAAACAGGTTGTACTATCTGTCCGTAACCTTCAGTGTTTGGCTGACCATCTCTTTTTCGAGCAGGGAGAAAACCAAATGGATTAAGACTTGTAGCCATAATAATTCTCCTTTAAGAAAAAAAGTTGTTAAAAAATTAATCCTGAAACGAAGGTCTTCTTCCTTTCGTAACAGAACTCTTACTTGTATTACTTATAGGTGCCTGTGAATTTGATTGACTCATTAATTGTTGATTAACTGCATCCATCATTTCATGAGACTTCTTTAAGTAATGGGCTTTTTTCGCATCTAGTTTAAACGTAGGTATCTTACCTAACGCTAAGTCTCCACGACAGACTACACCAGCATAGCGACCTTCCTTCCTCACGACAGAAGTTGCTCCCATTTCTGGTACCTCCTCTGGAGTAACAAACTCCCAGCCTTGTTGTTGTTTCTTACCGATATTTTGATAATCTTCATTACCTTTTAAATCAATTCGAAGCCATCCCAAGGTCATGCCTGAATTTTTAAACTTCTCTTCAACTACATTTGGAATGTTAGTTATAGAGGGTTCTTCAAATACATAATCCGTTTGTGCTCTTTCGTTAGTTTCCCTTGTTTGAGAACTACGTGTGTTTACTCGTGTCATTATTTACCTCCACGTTGCATATTTATTGTTGTATAGTCACCTTCAGACTTCGTTACCTTCATCTTTTCGGCAGCATACTGTTCAAGTGGTATTCCCCATTTATTAGCTAGTCGAACATCTTCTTGAGATAGTTTAACTTTCTTAGGGTTAGGAGAGGAACGTGACCCTCCTGCAACTACTTGAGATGGTGATGACGAACCATCATTTCGTTCTTTTTGTACTGGCTCTTCCTGTGTATTAAATTTATGAGGAAAAGCTGTACGAATCCTTTTATCAATCTCATCATAAAAATCTTCATCAGTAGGATTATATCCTTCATTTTTAAGTTCAGCATCTATTGCTAAAGCTGATGCAGTCATGATGTTATCTTTACCAAACCATTCATTATTTGATTGCCAATCAACTGCTCTTGGGTCTGGTTGAACAGGTTGTTGTTGTGTTGGTTGTGTTGCCTGTTCTTTTTGTGTTGGCTGTTCAATAAATTTACTTTTTGTTACTGCAACATTTTTTAAATCAGTTTGTGCTTCATTTAATGCTTCTTGTGCTTTTAATAATTTTTCTTTGTCTTGTGCTTCAAAAGCATCTGCATATGCACTTCTTGCTAAATCTAATTTATCTTTTAATTGTTTTTCTGTTGCATCTAAGTTTAATTTATTAACTTTATTAAACTCGGTTTCTTTTGTTTGATATGAACTTTTTAATTTTTCATTCTGTTTAATTAAATCAGCTATCTGTTCGTCTCTTTCTTTTCTTTGACGTATTAACTGTCTAATTCTTTTTTCTGCACCTTTAGTTTGAATACCATCTAATTCTTGTGGTTCTTCTTTTTTAGGCTCTTCTTTTTTTTCTTGAACTGGTTCAGGCTGTGCCTCAACTTTTGTTGGTTCTTTTTCTTCTACTTCAAATTCTACTTTAGGTTCTTCTTTTTTTTGAGAGGTATCTACCTCACTCCAATTATCTTCCATGTTATCCTCCGTTGTGCACGAAACAAACGCATTACGTGCTTCTCATAATAAGTATAGCATACATTTTATATTAATGCAACTATTATTTACATTTTTGTTAAATTAAATGTTGGGTCTAAATGTGTTGGGTCTCCAACTTTCATTATTATCTGGTCATCAAATAATAATAATAATTTAATACCTTTATAAAATAATTTTTGTCCGGCATGTTTACCATAACAAATATAATCATCTTCTTTACACCAAGGTCCATTTGGAAATTTATCTTTATCTTTATAAGCTAAGTCTCCTATTTTTATTACTCTACCAACTGTAGTTAAATAAGCCATATCATCTTTTACAGCATCTGGTAATAATATACCACCTTTAGTTTTTTCTTTAATACTTATAGGTCTAACTAAAACATGATATCCTGGTAATTCTGGTAATATATCTGGGTCTAATTTATTATCATCAGATATCCAAGAACTATTCTTTATTGCGTTTCCTAATGCTACTTGTTGCATTAATCATCCTCCATTCGTTTTTTTAAAATTGTTTTTAATGTTTGTGTGGCCCATTCTATACTTGCAATAGAACCAACTAATTGCCTATAGTGAGGGTAGTCTTCTGCAGAACCATTACCTAATGTTTCTTTTAGATTTCTAGATTCCTCACTATAGGCTTTTAATACTTCGTCAAATATTTCCATATATTATGCTGCAAATGCAAAAGCACCAGTAGTAGCATCATCTGCTCCACCCATCTTAGATGCTATATGCCATGTACCTTTTTCATAACAAATAAAAGCTATCATGCTTCCAGTTGTAAAAAGATTAGTAGCTGCATTAGCAGGAGTGAAAACTAATTGAGTTTCACCTGCTGCAGAAATATCAAATGTTACTTCAGAGCTTCCTCTTGATTCAATAACTGAACCAGTTGCCCAAACATCATCTCCAGCAGCATTAAATGTTAAAGTATTTGTTCCACCAGTTGTATCTTTTGCTTGCACATAAATACATACAGAACCTTGTGTTGCTGCAGGTAAAGCTGCTGCACAAGCTGCTGCACCAGTATAATCAACTACATTTAATGAGTTATCAACTAAAGTAATATTTGCACCAGTAGCTGTATCAGTAAGTGATAAACCAGTTAAGTCAGGCATACCTGAACTCATTCTTGTTGTTTCAACATCTGAACTTGCATCTTTCGTTGCTATTTGAAAACCTTTGGTAGACCTAACTGGTCCATTAAAAGTTGTGTTTGCCATTTTATTCTCCTTTTGTGTTTTACTGTCTTGGCTTGTCTGCTAGGTCAGTCAGTAAAAATTAATAATCCTAGAAAACTATTTATTTTTATTTATAAAAGTTAATACGTCTTTACTTTCTTTTTGTTCTACATCTGCTTGTTTCTTTGCAGAATCAAATAATAATTTTTGTTGTTCTAATTGTATTTTTTCTTCCTCTATAGATAATTTAGTCATTATGTCTAATTGTTTCAAGGCCTCTCTGCTAGTTCTATCATCAACACTCTTTTGTGCTTTTAAGGATGTACTAATACCTTTATGTTGTGCATCTAACATTTGTGCTTGACGTTTAATATCTAACTCTTGTGCTTCTATAGATATCTTTGCATTTTCTTTTGCAGCATCTAATTTTAGTTTTTCTTTTTCTAATTCTACTTTTGCCTGCTCTAATGCAACCAGTTGTTGTTCTGGTGACATAGCAGGTCCTTGTTTATTTGCATTTAATACATCTTGTGCTGCCGCAGCCATTACTGCTTCTATAGCTGTTGGATTTCTTTGTGCCTCTGGTATTTGTTCTAACATAGCTTGCGTTGTACCATTCATTTGTTCTTGATATTTCATAATAGAATGTTCTTGTATATTTGCTTCTAAGATTGGTTTTACTCGAACCATAATAGGACTTGCTCCATTTGCAGGGTCTTGTAAGTATGACATCTTTACTTGGATATGTGCATCATGATTTTGTCCCATAAATGCAGATATTGGAAAACCTTTTGTAGCAGCAGCAATATCTGATACTGGGTCTAAAGGTTGTGGCTTTGGTGCTTGTGGTAATATCTCTTCTATGTTAGGCATATTAGCAGCATTTAATATTGTTCTATTTAATGCTTCAAGGTTAAACATACCTGGTGGTGACTGTTGTGCCATTTGTAATGCCATATTTGCTAACATCATTCTATGTGCATTAGAAGGTATGTTAGGGTCACTTACAGGTACAACATCTACTGCACCATCAAAATCTTTTTTAAATATTTCTCTACTTGCATTAGGAACATCATAAGGATATTCTGTAGGTAGATAATCATAATCTATTTCTGCAATAATTTTAAATTCATCTCTTTGTGATTTATGTAATCGTTTATGGATACCAGAAAAGAATTTACTAGATGCTTCTAGTAAAGCCATAGTGGTACCCACAGGTCCAGAGGAGGCAGCATCAGAAACTATTTGTTCTGTGCTGTCTGCAAACTTCTGTCCAGCAGCAGTTACAAATCCAAGCATATTGTATAGCACTGAGGAAGGCTCTTTGTAAGGGAGAGGAACTATAGCCTTTTGTAAGTCTATACCTGTTGCTTCGACCTCCTTGAACTCACCAGGAGCAATAGGTTCATTATCGCCCACCATTCTTACTCCTTTTGCCTTGAAACCTCCAGGTAAATTAGCAAACTGTCCAGCATCTACGAGACTTCGCATAGCTGCAGTTGCTGTCATGGTTAGATTACCTAAGAAGTGTATCAAGCCTAACCCATAAAAACTAAACCCTGGTACAAATTTATAATGGACAAAATGCATCCTTTTTTCTTTATTTGTATCACCGGCTTTATAGTTTCTACGAATACTTAATATTTGGCGAGACTCCTGTTCTACAGTTACAATGTAAGGAGCAAACTCACCTTCTTGACATTCTGGGTCAGGAATATCAAGATGTAAATGTTGTTCTAGTAATACATATTGTGGGTCATGTTCTGCAGTAGGTGATAGTCCCATAATAGTATTTAATTTTTCTGATAGATTAGTTTGATTAGGATAAGATGCTTCTGGTAATTCAACATCTGAATAAATACCAGACTCAATATCTTTTTGCATATCTACAGGATTACGATATATAACGTGTGTGTACCTATCTGCTTTTCTTAAATTACTTGCATAGTATGATACATAAAATTGGTCAATAGGTACAAACTCTGATACTGGTCTTTCTATACCAGCATCATAATAAACTTTTTTAATAGCAGAACCTATTAATGGTAAATGAAATAACATTCTTTCAAACTCATCAAAGTATTCTGGCATTTGTTCAGTCAACTGATAGTTCATAAAGTTTTGAACTCTATTTGCCTGCTCTTGTCTTTCTACAGATTGTGTTCCTAATATCTGTGCCTTTACTGGCCCACCTACAGGAAATAATTCTTGTGATGCTTTAGATTGAAACTTCACTGCAGACTCTATTAATAATGGGTGAACTGCAGTACAAGCACCTTCAAAAGGTTCTGTAGCATCTTCTAGTTTTAATCCTAATAAATCAAAACCTCTTTCAAACATAGAGTCCCACTCTGCCCTAGAATCTTTATCTGCTTGAAAGTTTCCAATAACTGTTTGTGCAACATCTTTTAATACTTCTTCATCCATATCATCTGCTAGATTAGTATAGTATTCTTTTGCTGTTACTTCTTCTTGTATATTCTCTTCACCAAAGTTTACTGTAACTCCACCATCAGTATCTACTTCAAAAGATACATTTTCATCTTCAGGTGCTGTAGCATTAATAGATACTACATTTGTTGTTTCTTCTTTTTTATCGAATGGATTTTTTTCTACTGCCATTTATAGTCCCTCTATGTAATTGTGTACATAGCCACCTTTTTCAAATTTAAAATCAGCGGCCTTTCCCATTATTGGTTTTTTTGCTAAAACTAATGGTCCTACCTGTATTACTTCTTCTGCATTTAATACTGGTAAACCTGTAGCTCTATCATAAAAATAACTTGCTCTTTGTGGATTATATCCTACTTGTATATAATCAGATTCTCCTCTTTTAATTTGCTCTAATATTTCTGATGCTTTATTATATGCTTCTTCAACTGGAGTATTTTTAAAAGTTCCTTCCATACCTGCAAAAGGACTTTTACTTTTTCCTTGTGCTACTTTTAATGCCATCTTAATTGGTCTTTGCATATCAGGTGTATGAAAGTCTACATTTTTTAAAACAGCAGTTTGACCATATCCAATTACTTTTCCTGGTTGACCTTTAGCTTTTCCTAACTCATGCATAGTAGGAACCCAAGTATCATAATTATCATAAGAAGGAATATCTAATCTATTAGAAACTTTTTTACCATCTAAACTTTCTAAACTAATATCTTTTCCAATAACTTTATTATTAGCTTTATTTCCAACTATCGATTGTATTCTTTTTAATGAAGGCACAGTAGGCATCTCTTCAAACATACTAACAGGATTTAGTTTTTTTACTTCTTCATCCCATTTTGTTTTTGTTATTTTACCTTCTTCTAATTGTTTAGCTAATTCTTTTAATGTATCAGGTTGGGCACGTCTTTGTGTTTCTGGTAATTTGTATGCATTTCTAAAATTTGTTGATGTATTAGGTACAAAACCATCTATTGTATCTTTGATTTTTGTAGTATCAAAAAGACCTAATTTTTTCCAAAAAGGTAATGCTTTTTTTTGAATATCTTTTATAGCAAATCCTTTTGCATCATCAGAATAATCTGATAACATATTTACTACATATTCTCCAATACCTTTTCCTCTTTCTTTTTTATCAATCTCTATATTTACTAAATGTTGTATTTTACTATTACCATCTGGCTCTTGTCCTAAAACAACTTTACCAACTTTTTTAGGTTTATTATTTTTATCTTTCATTAATATTTGATAAAGTCTTTTACCTTCAGCAAAACCAAAATCTTTACCAATTTCCATTAGTCCTAAAGTTTCATTATTATTAAAATATAATCTAGACTCACCTCCCAGAATCCTTTGTTTACTATAATTAAATTTATCTTTTACTAATTTACTTTCATCTACTTGTGACATTCCTGCTTTTACACCTTTTTTTCCTTTTAATATTTTTTTAGCAACTGTTTTAACTGCAGCTTTTGGAACTCTAGCTGCTGCTCCTACAATAGGTATAGCACCTAAAGCAGATAAACCAGTAAGTCCAGCTTTTAATGCAGCTTCACCATACTTACCTTCTTGAAAAGCCTCTTTTGTTTCTTCACCAAACTTTTTAGCTTCATATGCTGATATAGCTTCACCAGTTCCAGGTGCAACATCAGCAATAAACTGTTGTGCTGTTGGCAATCCTTCATACATGCTATATGCTTGTTGAATATAATCACCTAGTTCTTTTTGTTGTGCTTCATCTAACTCAGGTAATACAAAATTATCTTCAGGTTCAACAACAGGTGTTTCACGTTTAGGTGCCTGTGTTGCTAGTTGTGTATATAATTCTGCTGGGTTCATTTTAAAATTTAAATTTATATATTAATCCTGCACTGCTTTCTTTAGTATCTGGTTTATAACTTCCTTTACCTTCTACAGTATGTCTTCCTGATTTATAT